TGATTAAAAGTGAATTATCCATAATTATTCGTTATTTAATTCCTCAATTTTCTCATTAATAGTATTTGCAAAAATTTCATATGCTCTTCCCTCTGAGGACATAATAGCATTTCTGAAAAACCAATTTCCACTTAATGAACCTCGGTTATGTGGTTTAGTTGCTTTTTTACCACCAACTCTTTGTTTTGTTCCACCTTCAAAAAATCTTAATCTATATGACTCATAATATTCATTAGTACCTAAAATATCAACTGTACCTGCATTATTAGTATTGTCAAAATAATACTTAACACCCTTTACTAAATTATCTGATTTAAATGGAGATGATTGAATGTTTTGTACTGTTGCATTATATATTGGTTCAACTGCCAAATATACACCATGTTTTGCTGCTCCATAAAGTGCTTTTTCTGACATCAACAACCAATTAGAAACTCCATCAACATTTGATATGGTAATATGTGTATCATTCTTACTCATTTACTAATTCTGTCATTATAGTTTTTTGATTAAGGTGTCTATCCTCGTCAATTGATAATATTCTATATTGTTTACCGTTATACTCAATTCTATCAAACTCATCTACATCAACAAATTTGTGAACAATAAAGGTTTTCATGTATTCATAAAATACCTCATTATTTTGGTCGGTTCTATTACCACTTGTTTGACGAACATTTGCTCGTGTTTGTTTGATAACTTCCCAACTCTCTTTCTGTTGTCCACTTGCAGTCTGTATAACCGAATGTTTGAGAATCTTGATTATATTTTCATATGCTCCTGCTCTCATCCTTGAAAATTAGTATAATTTTTATAAAGTCCAATCAGATATTCATAACTGAATGGAATGTTATTTAAGGTAACAGTAGAAACACTTTCACGGTTCATATATAAATTTCCTATAAATAGTAAGCAAGCATGAACAATAGGGGCAGGTAATGTGCCCCCATTGCCCTGTGCTAATTCTGATAAATTATATTGGACATGCTTACTAACAATTGCTTCTGCTACATCACCTAATGAGGTAATATAGTTATCATCTTCTGTGAAATCTTCATCAATATTTAGATGTTTCTTAATCTGATTTAATGTTAAGTAAGTCATGGAATTTTAATATAATTTATTTATTAATCTACGTCAGTTGTACCGTAAACAATTGCATCTTCACGTAACAACTTGAAGTCAAAATAAGCATTGATTGTAATTCTCACTTGCCCACTTATCGCGACCGTGTACGGGTCTATTACAAGATCAATTGCTCCCCATTGTCCAATTGCTACATTGCTCCAATCACCATAAGCAAGATTGTACTGTGCCATGTGAGTAGTGCTTAATGCTGGAGTACCATCAACTTCATTGCCTTCCATAACGAGACGAGTTGAATCTGCACTGCGTGCCATGTTGCGAAGTGCTGCCTTTGCCTTTGGAGAAACGATGTACTTCATAGTACCATTGATGTTTGCTTCCTCAACGTCTGCTTCAAGGTCAGTAATATCACTGAATGCTGCAACTTCCTTTTCAGTCATACCGTAGAATACACCTGCAGGTTTAACTGCTGTTGCTGCATCTGCTGAAAGAATAGTTGCTTCCAACTTGCTATTGAGTGCATTTACTAATTCCTGACGAATAAGTGCTTCTGCTCCAAGTGCGTCTTGTGCTAAGAATTGCTTAGAAACATCGATGTAAGCAGTCAATCTATGTGGTGTGAGAGTCACATGAGACCAATCACCTGTACCATCAGATGCATTAGCAATCTCACCTGCCCAACCTACTTGTTCAGCACCCATAATAGGAACTTGAAGGTCACCTACAAGACCAGTCAAATATTTACAACCTGCTGCTACACAAACATTGTTTGCGTGAAGTGGTTCAAGAATATTTGCATAGTCAGTAACTATAATATCATCATGTACTGATGCAACTGTAACACCTGTTGGGTCTTCACGTAACTCCATACCAACAGGGATTTGAATTTGTCCTGCAAAAGACAAACCTGACTTTCTCATTTCATTTGCACCCATCTCTACAACTGCCTTAGTTGCATCATCAATTGCTTGATTATTTGCAATTGCACGGATTGCTTTAATTAAACTAAATTTTTGCTCTTTCATCGTAAATTTACGTTGTTTATTTATATTTGTTTGTTCAGAACGTTCTTCCTGTTCTTCTTCCTTATCTTCTTCGTCTTCATCATCTGTGTTTTCTTCATTGTTTTCATCACGAGTCTCGTCTTCCTCGTTGTTATCAGTTGAGGTTTCTTGTTCCTTTACTTCCTCTTCCTTTTCTTCTTCACTACGAAGTTCAATTTCTTCTTTCTTCATATCATCATTTATTGTATTTTCTTGTAACATTCTCTCTGCTATTTCCATTGCACGTTTACCAACAAAAGTTTCTGAATATGCAGGTTGCCAAACGGGACTTACATCGTAAAGTACTGGGATATGATTAATAGTATAATAAATATCTCCATCACGGTACTCTCTTGTAACCATCTCATCATCTCCAAAATCAATACCAAAAGCAAATGATGACTGATGAATATCTCCACGTTCTAAATGCTCTAATAATTCATCACCTAATGCGGTCTTGGGTGCATCAAAAGAATATTTTAATCCTCTTTCATCAACCTCTAATTTTAATGTACCCTTACCATTCTCACTTCTTGCTAAAACCTTATTCATATCGTGATTGAATAATGCAAAAATATCACTATTTCTAATCACATCTTCGGTAATCGCAGTAGGAGAAATAGTCTCATACCAACCAATAAATCGAGATTGAGTATTGAATAACAGTGCATATCCTTCAACATGACGTGACTCATTGTTTACTGAGACATCACCTAAATTTCTTATGACTTTC